GATAGTTTTGTGCAGCGCTATCGCCCGCTGATCGTCATTGCCGAAGAGCGCGGCCCCCATGCCAGCTACAAGCAGCGCGCCGAGTGGGAACGTAACGTGCGGCGCGGGCGCAGTAACCGCGCGACCATTACGGTGCAGGGCTGGCGCAACGCCGCCGGCCAGTTGTGGCAGCCGAACACGATGGTGCATCTGAAATCGGCATGGCTCGGCGTGGATACCGATCTGCTGGTGGTTGGCGTTGCATTCTCCCTGGATGGACAGAGCGGCACCCGTACCGAGCTGCGTCTGTCCGAGCGTTGCGCCTTCGACCTGATCGTCGGCAAAAAAGCTGCCGGGCTGCAGGGCAAGATTCGTGAAAAGCAGGAGTCGGAAAAAAAGAAATCTGGCGATGACTGGAGCGCTTTCTGATGGATATCGTCGCCATCATCGACAAGCTGCTCGCACCGATCCGGCGTCGTGTTCGCCTGATGATTTCGCGCGCCATTCTGGCCGGGCTCAATGACGGTACCGGCATCCAGCTGGTGCAAGTCAAGCTGCTCGATGGAGAGGTCCGCGACGGGGTCGAGCGCATGCAGAATTATGGCGTTACCTCGGTTCCCCTGGACGGCGCCGAAGGCGTGATGGCCTGCGTGAGCGGCGACCGCGATCACGGCATCGTCATCGTGATGGATGACCGGCGCTATCGCATCAAGGGGCTGCAGCCCGGCGAGGTGGCGGTCTATACGGACGAGGACAAGCAGGAGCACAAGCACCGCATTATTTTCAAGCGCGGCGGCGCGATCGAGGTGCTGGGCAAGAACATCTCTGTGAAGGCTTCCGAGACTGCCCGCATTGAGGGCGACGTGGTAAAGATTCACGCCACGACCAGTTATCAATTCGACTGCAACGGCCACGGCCAGAAGTGGTTGCCGAACAAGATCGACACCTGGCAGATCGGCGAGGTCGCCGGCACCGCTCATGACATCGCCCCGCCGGAGATTCCGTAAATGCCCGATATCCGCACCGTCCTGGTCGACATGGAGCACAGCGCCGATTTCGCCGTCTCATCCATGCTGCTGGCCGAGGATGCTGGCCTCGACACCGCCGTGATTCTGAGCCTGTTTACCGACCGTCGCGCGGGCCCGGATGACGTGATCCCCGGCGGATCGGATGACCGGCGCGGCACCTGGATCGATGCCTTTGCAGACGTGGCTGGCGACAAGCAAGGCAGTCGCCTCTGGCTGCTCGATCGCGCCAAGCTGCTGCCCGAAACCGTGATCCGCGTGCGCGAATACGTCGAAGAGGCGCTGGCCTGGATGACACGCGATGGCGTGGCCAAGACTGTCAACGTCGAGACCTGGATTGTGCGCAACCATCCGGTGGGCGTCATCGGTGCGCAGATCGAGATCGTCAAGCCTGATGGCCAGGTTACCCGCTACAAATTCGACAAGCTCTGGAGTGCCGTGTAATGCCTTTCAATCGACCCACCCTTGAAACCCTCATCGGCCGCAACCAGGGCGATATCGAGAGCAACCTGCCCGGCACTGATGCAAAGGTGCGGCGCAGCAACCTCAATATATTGGGCAAGCTGATCGCCGGTGTGGCGCATGGCTTGTATGGATATATCGCCTGGGCAGGCAAGCAAATCCTGCCGTTCGAGGCCGAAGCCGAAGAGCTCGACCGGCATGCGAACTTCTGGCTCGACGAGCCTCGTAAAGCGGCCTTCCCAGCAAAAGGAAACGTGACTTTCTCCGGCACCAACGGCAAGGAAATTCCTCAAGGCACCGTGCTGATCCGGGCGGACGGTATCGAGTTCGAGACCGATGCAGAGGCGGTTATTTCAGCCGGTACCGCGACGGTCGCAGTCACTGCGGTCGAGGCCGGCGCCGCCGGCAACACCGTCGAAGCTACGGCGTTAACTGTGGCTTCGCCGATCGCCGGAGTTAACGGGAACACCGCCGTGGCCGCCGACGGTTTGACCCAGGGCGCCGATATCGAGACCGACGATGAACTGCGCATTCGTGTGCTGGCTCGTCCGAAGCGCCCACCGCATGGCGGCGCATCATTCGACTACGTGAACTGGGCACTGGAAGTGGCCGGCGTAACTCGAGCCTGGTGTTATCCCCTGGAGATGGGCGACGGCACGGTGACCGTGCGCTTCGTGCGCGATAACGACGCCAGCATCATCCCGGATGCCGCCGAGGTGGCAGCGGTGCAAGCCTATATAGAAGAACGTTATCCGGTGACCGGCCATGTGTTCGTGGTGGCGCCGATCGCAGCGCCCATCGATTTCACTTTCACCATGATCACGCCCGCCACACAAGCTGTTAAGGATGCGGTTGCGGCAGAACTGGCCGACCTCATCAACCGCGAATCGGAGCCGGGCGGCACCATCCTGATCACCCATATCCGCGCCGCCATTTCAACCGCTGCCGGCGAAGAGAATTATGTGATGACCGCGCCGGCGGCCGACGTCGCCAATGCCACCGGCTACATGGCCACGATGGGAGCTATCACATGGCCAGCATGAGCGTCGATGATTACCTGAGCCAGTTCAAGGCTCTTCTGCTTCGGGGTAAGGCTTGGGCGTGCCCGGCCGGCGGCACGTTGGAGAGCCTGTTGCGTGCGTTTTCAGAAGAATTCGCCCGCGTCGACGCGAGGGTGACGGATCTGCGCAATGAAGCGGATCCGCGTACCGCTTTTGAAATGCTGGCAGATTGGGAAGCCTTCGCCGGTCTGCCTGATAGCTGCAGCGCGGCCGGTGGTGGAACCATTGAAGAGCGGCGGGCAGCACTCAAGGCCAAGCTGCTGTCTACCGGCGGCGCTAGCGAGCCGTATTTCCGGTCGGTCTGTGAGGCGCTCGGTTATGAAGTTGAGATCGATCGCTTCCGGCCGTTCGTTTGCGGAATTTCACAGTGTGGCGATTCGCTGGATGGGGCGCCGTCGGTTCGCCATACCTGGCGTGTCCGCGTGCCCGGCGCTCGCGTGACCTATTTTCGCGCCGGCCAGAGCCAAGTCGGAGATCGATTGGGAAGTTTTTCGCGGGCGTCCGATCTCGAATGCACACTCAACAAGCTCAAGCAAGCCCATACCAAACTGATCGTTGCTTATGAAGGAGTATAGCCATGTTGTATAACCCGCCCATCGGTGGTGCCGCAGATGATCCCTATGTGGACGCCAACCCGGCGACCGGTGTCGAGGGGTCGCCTGTTCCGGCTGCTGCGGTTGAGGATCCTCAGCGCGAGATATTGGCGGTTATTGAGGGCGTCGGGCTTGTCCCGTCCGGTGCCGACCTGACCCAGCTCAAGCAGGCGATCACGCAGATGATCGTCAATGGCGGGGCGGTGAAGGCCCCCGTGCGCGTGGCCAGCACTGCTGCCATCAACCTCGCCGCGCCCGGCGCGACCATCGACGGCGTGGCGATGGTCGCCGGCGATCGATTCCTGGAAAAAGACCACGGCACCGGCAGTTCGCGCGGCATCTATATCTGGAACGGCGCGGCCGTCCCGGCCACGCGTGCCGGCGATGCAGACGGCGCCAGCGAGATCGTTGCGGGCATGTTGGTGGTGGTGCAGGAAGGCACCGCCAACGCCGACACGATCTGGGAGCTGACTACGGACGGCGCCATCACTGTCGGCACCACCGCAATGACCTTCGCGCTGGCCCGATCCGCTGAAGTCTCGCACGGTCAATGCCGACTGACAAAATCTGGCGCGAATCTTCTGCTATCACCTTACAACGGAAATAAAATTGTTATCAATGGGGTTGTTCGGACTATTCCGTCGGCGGGGGTGTCGCTCGCGCCGACAGGTTTAGCACCTGGAACGCTGTATTTCATATACGTATACATGAATGCTGGCGTGATGACTTTGGAATCAAGTGCGACCGGACATGGTTCTGATGCAGCGACCGGCGTGGAAATCAAGGCCGCCGACGCAACACGCACACTGGTCGGCATGGCGCGCCCAATCGGTGGCCCTGCTTGGCAAGACACTCTGGCGCAACGATTTGTGGTGAGCTGGTTTAACCGTCATTTACTCGCTTGCGCCGGACCCGGTTCCGGAGGCTCGACGACGTCAACCACGCCGGTCGAACTGGTCAGCACGATGCGCGTCGAATTTATAATGTGGGCGAATGAGGCGGTGCAAGCCGCGTTCAATGGCTACGCGTCAAATTCATCAGCCGGAAGCTCTTCGGCGGCCGTGGCCGGCCTGGATGGGGTCTCATCTTTTTACCAAACCATCTATGGCACATCGAGCGCCGCCGGTGCGTATTGCAGTCTGTCGGGCGTGGGTAGCTTGAACGTTACAGAGGGTTATCACTACGTCACGGGGATGGTTCAGGTGTCGGCAGGCACTGGGACGTATTTCGGGGCACAAATTAACGGGTCGATAAGGGGGTAATTGAGATGAATATTGAAAACGCGCTGAAAGCAGCCGGGCTGATGGGTTTGCCATTTTCGTGGGACGCAACCGGGGCGGTGGAGTTTGGAGCAGGGCTGACAATCACTCAGAAATCGGCGATCACGGTAGCCGTCGCCGCCGGACTTGCTGACGAGCCGAAGACTCGCGCATGGAATGCCATCAAAGCCGAGCGCGACCGGCGCACGGAAGCTGGTGGGTACAAGGTCGGTGATCATTGGTTTCATAGCGACCAGAAAAGCCGCAGCCAGCAGCTCGGCCTGGTCCTACTTGGTGCGAACATCCCGGCCGGGCTGCAGTGGAAAACGATGAGCGGCGACTTTGTGGCCATGACGCAGCAGCTGGCCGGTCAGATTCTCGGCGCCGCCGCTGCAAGTGATCAAGCCGCATTCACGGTTGCCGAGACACATAAGGTAGCGATGATGGCCAGTGCCGATCCGGCTGCTTATGACTTTACCGGAGGATGGCCGCAAACCTTCGAAGAATCGCTAGTTCAGGCCTAGCGAATGAATTAAAGAGGAGGCGACCAGGGGCATGCGTCAACATGCTCCCGGCCACCTTAACCCACAGAACTGCCCTGTGAGCCAAAGCCAAGGCCCCCTTGCCACTAGCGGCGGGTAAGCCTAGCACGATTTCCAAACAATAAGAAAGGGCTTACAGATGCAAAACCCATTACCGATTATTCCCTGGATCGGCGGCAAGCGCCGCCTGGCCAAGCACATTCTTCCCCTGTTCCCGCAGCATGAATGCTATGTGGAACCGTTCTGCGGTGCAGCCGCTCTGTATTTCATGAAAGACCCAGCGCACGTCGAGGTGCTCAACGATATCAACGGCGAGCTGGTCAACCTGTATCGGGTGGTCAAGCATCACCTCGAGGAATTCATCCGTCAGTTTAAATGGGCGCTCACCAGCCGTGAGATATTCAAATGGTTGCAGATCACCCCGGCTGAAATTCTCACCGATATCCAGCGCGCAGCGAGGTTCTATTACCTCCAGAAGATGGCCTTCGGCGGCAAGGTGGACCATCAGACCTTCGGCACCGCCACCACCAGCGCCCCGCGCCTCAACCTGCTGCGCATGGAGGAGGATTTAAGCCAGGCATGGCTGCGGCTGTCCAGAACCTATATAGAGCACCTCGGCTGGCAAGACTGCATGCGCAAGTATGACCGGGATCACACCCTGTTCTATTGCGATCCACCATACTGGGGAACAGAGGGTTATGGTGTGGATTTCGGGCTGGATCAGTATGACCAGATGGCCGCGCTGGCCAAGTCGATCAAGGGCAAGATGATCATCTCCGTTAACGATATCCCCGAGATGCGTAAAGCGTTTAAGGGGCTGGCGATGGATACGGTGGCGATCAACTACACCGTGGGTGGGCAGCAAGGAAGATGGCAGCGCTCCGAGCTGGTGATCCGTAACTTCGATTAGCTATCGAGCAGCGCGCGGGCTTGTTCAAACCCAACCCACGTCCCGGATTGGTTAAGCCCGCGTGATGCCAGCTCTTTTTTGGCCAGCGCGTTGAGGTCAATCTGCCCGTTTGCCGCTGCAATAATCAGCTTGATCGGCAGCACTTGAATGGCGCTTATTTCATCGGCGGTTAGGGTGGGTGGTTGGCGGGTCATGGTGGCCTCCTGTTAAGATGGTCACATTGACGCTCTACCCGTTAACGGAGTCAACCGGCTAGTGCCAAATAAAACGCAAATCAGTGCCAAATAAAACGCAAATCAGTGCCAAATG